ATTACAACTACGTTGCAAGATTTAATATAGATGTTAGAACATCGTTGGTTTATATTATGCATCACATTTGGAATACTGTGAACATCGAGTATTGATCAACTTTTTCTTGAACATTCTATTTTGAGTTAAGTGACTTTTTGTGGTCGTTTATTACTGTAGATTATATTTGTGTCTCTTTTTGAGAAAGGAATCATGTGTTAGTAGCTCATGATAGTGTGTCCGTATGAACACCCTATACATCACAATATAATTGAATCTGTATCTATAATATCGTTGAAGCTAAGCTGAGATTGATTAGATATAATGTATGAAACTTCAAATGAATTTGTTTTAAATTTTAACTGCAAATTCTCATACCACCTGCAGGTTATGTGCAGATGACGAACATAGTATCGCATTTTAATAAATTGCGCGTACTAAAAGCTTCCTTTAAAGCTTGGTTGTCGCTTGGGGACAACTAGTTTAAAATTTGGTTATTAATAAAAGAGTATTTTGTATATTCGCCGTATAACAAATTTCCTTTTTCTTTGCGCTGGATTTGCTATGAACGCCCGCGTTGTCATGACGTAGGATCCAGGGTGCTTGATGGATATCGCACCTATGATATGCGCTAAAGGGATTGACTTTTAAAAACGGTTTTGAAAACTTAGATAAAATATAACCTAAATTTAAAACTTTTGGCAGGACCCTTTGAAGTTTAAAGGCGGGTACTTTGGGAGTTATTTTGGCGCTGTCGCCAGATTTACAGATTCTTCCAAAGCACAACGAGAGAATAGGCGTAGCCTACAAATCGGAAAACCAAAAGATGCAGCTTCCACTATTTAAGGAGGCTGTGCTGATATCTTACCTAATGTTGTGTATATGCGGCACAACAGCTAGCGACTCAGCGCTAGTAAACGAGCAGAAGCAATTATGGAGCCGGGTTAACATCAGCGAGAGCTCCCAGTCGCAGCTGAGGCCTTTTGGCCGTGATAGTCCGAGTCAGACTATTTTGTGTGAGAATGAGGTTATTTTTAACTCTTCTTATATTTTTTCGTCGTTTAGAGAACGTCCACTGTTTCTTATCCAACCTCCACTTACACCGGGAGATATTAATTTGTTCTTCCTTTGTCGTATTCTTCGAGGTTGTGGATTGTTTTTCTCTTTAATTTACGATTCTATAGGTTTTATTATTAGTTTCGTATGCTTGTGCTTTCTTTTGTGTACTCGTTTTAAAAACACTAGAGAGAGACGTTTAATTGTTTATCGCCGTCTTACAGCTGTGATTGTTTTGACAGCTTATATGTTTTTTTCTGTCGGCGTTTTTGTTTTGTGTAATTTTGCAGTGGTAGCTATTTCAATTGTGTTGCTTGGTTGTTTTACGACACTCATGCATAGCTTGCTTATTCTAACCTCTATTGCATCATTACCGATTGAGTTCTGTAAAAAGGTTCGAGTTCTACATTACATTAACGAGTTGAACTATTGTTTAATCCACTCTGTTCTCAAGACTATATCCGGTGTTTATCCTTTCTTTAGGAACTTTGCTTTGAAATGGATAACTTCTGGATTAGTACCTGTACGATGGCAAGGTGGTAAAGACCGAAAAAAGAAAGAGAATGGTAATGATTGGTTTGATGAAGATTATGTATATTGGTATAATACACTTCACACTTATTGTTCTAATGGAACACGGTATTATATAGTTCATTTAAACAGTAGTAATGGGCAATTAGTGAAAGCTGAACCATCATGTCATCGTAGACAAGCTATAATTAATGGGGTTGAAGCACGCACAAAATTGTATCAAGCTCAAACTGGTGGTTTAACTGATAGTATCTCTGTCTTTTTAGATACAATCTCTAATGATGCCAATCCCTGGTTTGTGTTGCAATTTATTAAAGAGATAATCTGTGTTGTTCTTCTTTTTCATAATTTTTATAAATTGAAAGCTCCTTTTTCTACGTATTTATTATTGATCATCAAAGATTTTGAAAAGTGGTTTTCTTTGACTGGAGGTGCCTGGCGTTTAGTTTTAAGGGTTTTAGCCCAACATGTCAAATTGGAATCTGGGGACTTTGAATTGATTAAAACTATGACTCCTGATGGCTGGACGGATCGTGATATTGAAGGTTGGCTTGGATGTAAGAAAGTTAGTAAAGGAAAAGATAAAGATTACATTACTCGTGTTAGCGAGATTTTTGGAGTTAGTAAGGCGACACTATATAGTAGCGGCACTTATACCCAAGAACAAAAACAAGAAGGAGGCGACAGACAAAATGTGAGCACCAACGCTATCAAACAACATCAACGATATGTAACTTTATGTCAAGAAACAGGAGTTGAGCCTCTTTTGGGATATTGCTCCCCCTTTACTGATAGCGACAGTGAAAGTGGTTTTAGTTCGACTGGAAAGTCCGAGGGTTCACAACAGAATTTGACTTCATCGAATCCTGCCTCTAATGAGAAAAGGGCACAGTTAGTTTCAGAGATCCAACGTTTGGTAGAAAATAGTGGTTCAACACTTAGGCAAAGGAAACAAGAATCTTTAGATCTCATTTTTCGTCCGGTTGATGATCCTCTCGTCAATATTTCTCGTGAAAGGGTGCGACCAGTGTATCCAGATGCCCCCATTAGCGTGCGTTACGAAGCACTATTCGATGGGATTAGTGGCTCTAATGGCGGGAGAAATTTCTTTGCCGATATAGCTGTTATTGGCGCTTTTATGTGGGCTACTATTACTTTACCTAGTATGACTTCATGTTTAGATTTTCCCACTGTTTATAATAATATTTATGAGCGTTTTTGTATTAATCCTATCACTCAAGCTGGGGAGATTGCACTTTTGGTTATTAAATCCATAACATATATTTGCACTGAATTAATGGAAGTGTATCGTTCTGGTAGTTGGTCTCGACTGTTTGTTAGTCGTATAGGTCTTCGAGAGCGGTATGCAAAAGTGCATCAATGTGGCGTCAATTTATATCTATATGATACTGAATCTAATCCGGATTTACCAATCCCCACTATCGAAGCTTTTGAAGCGGAGGTTGGTGACTTGGAGACAGAATTAATGACAGAAGTTAGGATGTCGACTGGTGCTCCAAAAGCTGAATTTGAGAAAATGTTAAATGTTATTCGTCATTATCGAAGAGAAATGATAACTACCGAACGCCTCAATAAACCTCGTTCCACTCCTTTTAGCTGCCTTATATGGGGAGATAGTTCCATAGGTAAGTCTTCGGCTGTTAATCTCATTTTTACTATGCATGGTGCTATAATTAATGCACCAACCGAAGCCCGGTATAAGTATTTATTGAATCCGGATTGTAAGCATTGGGATCAATTTCGCAATTATCAGTGGTGTGTGGTAGTGGATGATATAGCACGAGAGACACCTAAGATGATAGATGGGACTCACAATTCCACTAATTGTTTTCTTGGTTTAGTGAATCCTACGCCTTTGCATCCATCTATGTCTAATGTCGAAGATAAAGCAGTTACTGCTGTGAAAGCTAAACTTGTTATAGGTACCACCAATAATAAAGAATTGAACGCAACAGTGACACATGCATGTCCTGTCGCATTGTTGCGTCGATTTGAGATATTTGTGGGTCCAGTACCACGGCCTGAATGTTGTACAAACAATAAGATGGATGCAAACAAAACTTTAGATTGGATGACTCAAGAATTTGATTTTCCTCATCCTGATTGTCGAAGGATGCCAGTTCAAGGGGACCAATGGTTGTGGACTGTTGAACGAGCCGTTATTGATGAACCTGGACACGGACGTCCTCAAACTAAATTTCATTTTGAGAAATTACTAGATAAGGTCGAATTTTCAGTGTTTCAATCTTTTTATGTGAGTTATGTTGATGCATTTATAGCAAAAGAAGCTAAAGTACGGAAAGCTAATGATGATTTAGGCAAGACTACAAAATTATGTTCAACATGTCGTAATTTTATTTGTCGATGCGTTCAAGCGCAAGCTGGAGAAGAGGTTCGAGCCGCGAATATAGATATTTTGCAAAATCGAAGATTTGTTGCAGCACAGTTACTTAAATTAGATACTAGAGAGATTTTACCTAGCCTAAATAATAATAATGATAACGAGGTCTTTAATTATATAATAGATTTTTGTAAATATTATAGGGCTAAAATAGTACTTTCTGCTGAAGAATATAAAGAATACTATAAAAATGGCGGTAAAATTATTAATAGTGCTTGTGCCAAGATTTCGATGCCTTCTAAAATTTTAACTGAATCGGAAGAAGATAAAAAAGAGTCAAATGAGGAAAAGGAAGTTGAAACTACCTTTTATCAACGTTTGAAAGAAAAAATGCAAGATAAACAATTTTGGGTAGATTCGACGCTAGATTCTATTACATTTGTCTATGAATGGTTCTTTGAAATATCTTACTTACTGTTCTTTCTTTGCTTAATAAATTATTTTCCGATTAAGATAGTTTTCCCTATTATGGCCGTCTGCGCATGGCCTTTATATCGAACTTATAATCATAAAATAAAGCCTGAATTTATTAAATTTTTTATTTTTAGGTGTCGTAATAATTTAAGTAATCATTGGCTTGCGCCTTATATTAAAAGATTAAATGGTGTAATAGAATTGAATTTTTTAAAACAAGTTTTAACAGTATTGGCAATTGCCACCTTGGTCACGGCTTTTATCACTATGATTTGCAATAAGTTTGAAACTAAGACTTTGGTCCATGGTCAGGGGTTGACTCAGTCTACAGAGATGCCGAGAGATGAAGAGAAGAAAGAAACCTGGTGGACGAGCTTTATAGGCCCCTCTATTCCTTTATCACAACAAGTATCTACTGCGCCATCTGATACCGCTAATGCCGACATTCTTAAAAAGAAGATCAAACGTAATGTGGCCAAAGTCGTCTTGACTTTTGGAGAAAGAAATAGAAGAACACATTGCGTTATACTTGGCAGCAATTTAATTGCTATTAATAGGCATACGTTGTATAAAGATGGTGCTCTAGCTTCTACATTTCAGGTTTTTAAATGGGTGGAAGGTGCTCAGCCGCGTTTTACGCCTTTTTCGATTAATGTTTTGAATCGTGAGGTGATATACGAAAGAGATGATAATGATCTAGCCTTTTTGTTTTGTGCGGATAGTTTGAATGCAGCCGATCTATCAGAATACTTCATTGATGCATATATGAGCGGGCCTATCACCAAATTTAAATATCCATTGTTAGATGATGGAGATGTTCAAGCACAATATAGTGTTGGTATCGAACATAAGGGTTTTCCGACGGCTGTTGATTCCATTGCACAGATGAATAAAGGGGTAGGTCTTGACGATATCACGTTTAATAACCATTTTAGAAGGGATTATAGGGAATTTGTATTTGAAGGCAATGGTTCCGATCTACAACATAAAGGTGAGTTGTATTCTTGTGAGCGTCCAGGGTATCGGAGCCAATCTGGAGACTGCGGTTCACCTTATGTGTGTAGCTCTAGCATAGGTAGTTATATTGTAGGCCTACATATGGCAGGTGGCACGTGGCGTTCTACTTGTCTTATTTGTCCAATCTTTAAAAGAGATGTGACTGCAGCTAAGGCTATTTTTAAAGCCCGTTTCCCACCTTTGTTCTCGGTTCAAGCCGGTGAAATGCGATTAGACGTAGAAGTTTATGGTTCCAAGTTAAATCAGCATTCTCTTCGACCTTTACATAAGCATTCTATATTGCGGGGTACTGATGTTGCAGTTATAGAGCCCTTAGGCACTTTAGATTTTAAATCTCCAGCACTACATAGTCATGTTTTTGACCATATAACAAGACCTTTTTGGGCAAGACAAGGTATTGTAGTGGATGCGGTTGCGCCGACTTTTAATAGGAAGCCATGGAAATTGGCTTTGGAGGAGTTTTCCAAGATGCCTAAAATCGATTGTCAGGCCTTTTTAATTTGTGCTCAAGATTATCTTGAGACTACGTTAAGGAAGTTGGACGAGAAAGTTCCGCAATGGCAAAACTATTTGGGAGTGTTGGATGCTAGTGAAGTTGTACACGGTATAGATGATATGAAATATGTAGATCATTTGAACTTTACAACTAGTGCTGGTTTTCCTTGGTATCAGAAGAAGGACAAATTTATACCATTATTTGATAATCAGAGAAGCGCTCCAGAATGGCTATATGAAAAGATTCGGAAGATGGAAAAACAAGCTAGTATGAATCAGAGAAACTATCCTGTATTCACTGCCCATCTTAAGGATATGGCTATAACACAGGCCAAAAAAGATGCTAATAAAGTCAGAGTCTTCGTTGGTTCTCCTATGGATTTTACCATTTTAACGAGAATGTATCTTTTATCTTTTGTACGATTGATGCATACTTTCCGCCTTTTGTTTGAAGCAGCACCAGCCATTGTCACACAAGGTCCAGATTGGACTGAGCTGTATAAGTATTTGTTTGATCAACCATATTTAGGTGTGGTGGGAGGAGATTATAAATTTTACGATAAAGCAATGCATCAATTTTTAACTCGCTTAGCCTTTTGGATTGTTATTCAAATCTGTGTTTATTCAAAACGGTTTTCAGAGATTGATATTGTGATAATGCGAAGTATAGCCGAGGACATTGTAAATCCTGTTGTGGATTTTAATGGGGATTTAATGAATCTGTTGATTTCGAATCCATCTGGTCATCCTCTTACTGTTGTTGTTAATTGCATTGTGAATAGTCTGTATATACGTTTCTCATTCCTAAAAAGATATGGCAATCTCACTGATTTTGCCCGCAAAGTTACTTTAGTAACGTATGGTGACGATAATTTGATGACTATACGAGATTGTGACTTTAATCATACTCATATCCAAGATGCATTGGGTGAGATGGGTGTTTTATACACTATGCCAGATAAGACCTCGGTTAGTCGACCCTATCTTAATATGGATGAAGTCGAATTTCTTAAGAGGAAGTTCGTGCCTAATGCCGAATTGTCCAATTTAGCTGGCGAGCTAATTGTGTTGGCGCCACTTGAAATTACGTCTATTCATAAGATGCTTTGTGTTGGTCTCAAAAGTAAGAGTATGTCTGCTGAGGCGGCAGCTTCTGCTTCTTTGCGCAGTGCATGCGATGAATTGATCCTTCACGGGCGTGAATTTTATTCACAGTTCAAGATTCTGATCGATCGTTGTTCTGCGGAGCATGATTTACCATACGTGAATTTAACTTGGGAACAAGGAATTGCACGTTATTTTAAAAAGAAAGGTTTATTTTCGAATTCTGTGCCTACCTTACAGCAATTCGGATTTCCCACTAGTTACTTAAGCTCTGATGTCCAACAAGAGCTGATAGGAGTGAGTTATCAAAATGGGGACGAAAATTCTGGGAATGCCTTGGCGAGCTCCCAGTCTCAACCGTCAGCGAATTTTTTACAATATGAAGATAATAATACCGTCCAAAGGTTAGTATTTGGAGAAAACGATTCGACATTTCGAAATAATGACGATCAAATAGGTTCATTGGCAGATTTTTTAAAGAGAGATGTTAAAATAGCAACATATTCGATCTATGAGGGCACAAATTTTGCACAGATATTATATCCCTGGGAGGAATACGTTAAAGTGCCTATTATACAAGAAAAGATTCATGGCTTTAGCAAATTGCGTGGAAAGCTTAAACTTACTGTTATTCTGAATGCAAGTCCATTTAGATATGGTAGTTTAGCATTGTGTTATAAACCTTTGGTATATGCTCCTATAGCGGCCGGTGATTCACCATATCAGACGTCCGGTGGTGTGAGCATTAGTTTACCTGGTGATGAAACCCGAGATTATTCCGGTGGTCGTATTAATCCAGCTTTATATGCTGCGCATCAAGCTTTAGGTGAAATAGATGCTGTGAGAAGTCAATTATTGCAGCGGCCAAATGTCATGTTATTTCCTCAGTTTAATACTAAAGGAGAATTAACGTTGCCTTTTATACATTACAAGGATTATATTGAATTGGCAAAGCCATATTCCAGCACTACTCCAAACGAAGCTAATTTTCATCTGCGAGAGATGGGTAAGTTAGATATTTTCACTCCCACTCTTTTGCGAACTTCAAGTGAAGCAAGCGTCATTCCAATGACTGTTGACATATATGCACACATGGAAGAAGCAGAGTTGTGTGGAACTAGTATGCAATATCAAGCTGATGAATATGATAGTAATAAACCTATAAGTAGCTCTGCCGCCATTATGTCGAATGCTGCAGCTTCTATGTCTAGTATACCTATAGTTGGCCCATATGCTATGGCTACATCTTTTTTCCTTGGAGTTTTGGGTTCTGTTGCTAGTTGGTTTGGTTGGACTAATACAATAAATATAGGCAAGATAGAGCCAGTTAAAACTTGTAAAGCAACGCGATGGGCTGATACTGAAGCCCATGTTCCGATTCCAAAACTAGCTTTAGACCCTAAAAATGAATTATCAGTTGACAATTCTATTGTTGGGTATGATAGGAAAGACGATTTAATTATAAGTGAACTAGTTAAGAAACCTTTTTACTTAGGCTCTACGGACTGGAATGCTACTGATGCACCAAATCAATTATTGTTTAGTACTGGTGTGAATCCGGCGATATTTCACATAGATGATTATCAGGTATTAACAGGAGATCGTGCAACATTATTATCTGGTGTTACCAACCCTATGGTTTATACCCCGTCCCCTGCAGCTTGGATTTCTAATGCTTTTGGGCAATGGCGAGGTACTATGGTTATAAATGTTAAAATCATGGCTTCCAAATTTCATAGAGGAAGGTTGCGTCTCACATATGATCCTATGGGTACTTCTACTACTTTTGAAGAGGGGCGTTTAGTCACTAAGATTATTGATATTCAACAAGAAAATGACTTTATATTTGAGGTGCCATTTCAATCGGTTTACCCTACATGTCATACTCTTCACCCATCTGGTCCGCCTGAAGATTTCAGTTCTGATGGCTTAGCAAAAATTTTTGAATTCAGAGGTACTGCTACGGCCCCGCTTAATGAGAGAGATAAATTCAATGGCCATGTTCGACTATCGGTTTTAAATCGACTAAGTGGTCCTATGGATGCTGGGGTTGATGTTATGGTTTTTATTAGTTGGAAAGATATGTTCTTTTTTGAACCACGTAATATCTTTAACTTTAATAAAGGCCTGACGACAGCTAATCCTACTTTCCCTTTTTCTATGGGTTATTTTGAACCTATTACAGTTGCTTATCAGTCAGGCGAAGATGAATTGCAAGGTACTACTTCATCTGTTAAGGTTACTGATGAATCTTGGAATAAGATGCCGTTAGTGGTTAATGGCGAGACATGTCTTAGTTTGCGACAACTTCTTCATCGTTGGAATTTTCATTCTGTGCTGGTTAGGAAAAGTTCATATGCTGTGAATGATATCTATACCCGTGTAGAACTTTACATGAAGAGATTTCCTAGCTTTTTTGGACGCACTGATAATAGTGTCAGTAAAGTTTCGCTCGGGCTTATTCCATATCAATTTGGCGGACAAACGGCTCTTAATTATTTTACCCCAGCTTTTACAATGTATCGCGGGGGTTTGATGTATCGTGTTCAGGTGGATATGCATGGAGCTACCTCTTCATCAAACATATATACTGCAGATGATAAGTATTATGATGTTACAATCAATCGGTATTCAGGTAATGTGTATTTTCCGGAGTTCATAGCCACTGAGTTCACATCAACTGATTCATCCAATGTCATCGCAAATAGACTAAGTGTGGTGACAGGTATGAGCACTGCTGGTATGGAAACATCATTGAGCGATGAACAAATGTGTGAGGCAGTTATACCAGATTATTTCAGTCTTAGAGGCCATTCGGCCAACCCAAATGTCTTAGATACTAAGTATCCACCGTCTCTTTCTCCCAATCGGGAAAGTGAGAATGGTATGATCATTCGTTATACTCAGCCTCATGGTTCTCCATCCGCAACCACCACCACTTTTGATGTGATGAAAATGTTTGTTTGTGGAGCTGCAGATTTCAACCTCATAGGTTTTGTGAATGTGCCTTCACTATATATCCATACAGGCTCAGTGGTCGTCACCTGAATGGCGGCACTCATGGTTATGTGGCAACCTTAAAGCCACACTAGTAATAGTGTGACTTTTAAAAG